GCGTGGTTGCTGAACCCTCTGCACTTGCGGTTGCTGCTCCTGTGGCGCCCGGGGCAGCGGTCGTGATGTCGTGCTTGTGGTCTGCCCTCGCCGGCTCTCCGCTGGTTCCGATGGCGGCCGCTGCCTTCGTCGTATCGGTGGGGGCCGTGTTGGACTGATGAGCGTGGTCGGACCTTGCGAGCGTGGTTGCTGAACCCTCTGCACTTGCGGTTGCTGCTCCTGTGGCGCCCGGGGCAGCGGTCGTGATGTCGTGCTTGTGGTCTGCCCTCGCCGGCTCTCCGCTGGTTCCGATGGCGGCCGCTGCCTTGGTTGAGTCAGCTGGGGCGGTGTTGCTCTGATGGGCGTGGTCGCTCTTGGCGAACGACTCCGCCGCCCCTACAGCGCTGGCCGTAGCTACGCCTGTGGCTCCTGGGGCAGCAGTGGTGAGAGCGTCTCCACCCGCAGGCAGATGGCTTGCAGCATGAAGCGCCAGGGGGTTGATCTGGGTCCATGCGATCACCGTGGTTCCGACCACGATGGGATCGGCAGTCGACAGGATGAACTCGTGCTGGTCGTAGGTGCTGCTGGCGTTGACCACATGGACCGAGGCGCCGTTGGTCACCTCGTCATCCTGGTCAAAGTCGGTGGGACGGGTCCATGTAGACGCACCCGTGACCCAGATAACGTTCTCCGCGCCTGCAGTCTGATCGGTGAGCAGGATTCGGCTGGTCGACGTCAGTACGCCGTTGATCGTCTGCTCACCGCTCAACGTGATGTTGCCGTCGCCGGACACCGTTGCCGTAGCTACCGGGTCCTTCTGATCTGTGCGGCTGAGAATCCGCTCGATCTGGGCAGAGGAATAGAAGGCTCCCATAGCGCGGGATCGTGAACTCATGGCAGCTCCGTTAGCGATATCGTGTAGGCCCCGCGCCATTTAGCGCCTGCCCCTGTTGGTACGTTCTGGACTTTGAGGCCTTGACCGGCCTTCAGCGTGCGCAGCTCTTCCGATCCGCTCATGTGGACGCGAATAGTGCGGTTGACCACGAAGGGCTGACCACCTGTGGTGCTGGTGTTGTGCGAGGCGATCAGCACGTCATCACCCCCTAAGCCGTCGTTGACCAACACCTGACAGGTCACGTAGTTGGACGCGTGGAGCGGTGTCGTCTCACAAGGCGCGAAGTCCACCCGATCGATCCGCCAGTGCCCGTTAGCAGGCATAGCAAGCCAGTAGTAGCCTGACTGGTTCGCTGCTTTGTCGACCTGGATCGGACCCATGGGCGTGAACTTTGCCACGTTAGTTGTCCTCTCTGAAGGTCAGGGACCAGACAGCGTTGCACGTTCCGGCGTTGGTCTTGGCGACCGCGTAGATCGTGCCTGCAGCAGCCTTCGTAGCGGTCTTGTAGTCGATCGCGATCGCCACGTTCACGCCCCCGTTTGTAGCTGCCCCGAGCCCCAGAACGATCGTCGTAGCGTTGGCGTCAGACAACGCGAAGTCACCTGCTGCATCGGCAGCGAGGTAGACGGTAACGCTAGTGGCGCCGCCTGCGATGGTGTCCAGGTCTCCGTGCAAATACCCCAAGAAGCACTCGTCAGGGAGCGTCGTCAGGGTGGCGACAGAGTAGGCCGTTGAGAGAGCGTCGGTTGCGGCTGTGGCCAGGCCGGTATTTACGGACATGTAAGACCTCTATTCTGAGTGTTCGTTGGCCCGATTGACCGGGATAAGTAGCGTGACGCCCGTGGTAGCCCCAAACCAGTTAGGGCTCACCGCCGTTACCAGGCAGCGAGAGTTGATACCGTCGACTGACAGTCGCTTGCGACCAGAGATCATCCGGGTGCGTAGGTGTACCACGTCCCCCACCGCTAGCTGAGCGTGTCGCCAGCCACCCAAGAGCAAGTCGATTCGCTCTGGAATCCGGGTCATGTAGGGGAGGAGACGGTCTCGCACCTGTTCGCGCCATAGCGTCTCGTTCTCGTGGACATCCGCTAGCGTCTCTGTGAGTCGCTGTTGTGCCGGCATCGACGCTACCTGCTCAGTCGTGAATGAACCCGAGCCATCGCCGGATACCGTTCTGAATCGTCGGTACTCCAGAGGCAGCGAGCTATCCCACGCCTCATAGGCCAGTATTTCCACTATATCGATATCGGTGATACTGACCGGACCCAGGGCCGCCTTGAGAGCGTCGACCACCCCTCGCACGGTGATCCGGCCTTGCCTCTGCGTGAGGAAGAACCCGCCGGGCTTGAGGAAATCCTGCACGTACGTCAGAGGATTAGTCGCGGGCTCGGTCTCCAGCATGGCCCAGTCATTCGAACCACTAGCCGGCTCTGTCACACGTCGGAAGCTGACTGCGTCCTTTACGTCCACCAGCCGCTTGTGCACACCGAGACCCCAGGACAGCGGCAACACATCGCGCGTGCCGTTCTGGAGGGCCGTGCCAGTAGACTGCAGGATCCTGAGCGCGATGTTGATCGGGTGCACCTCGGTATACGCAACAGACTCCACGAGGTTGTTGTTGCCTGCATCGTTTTGGGTCGTGTTGAACAGGTCGGTTGTGCTGAGGCCGGTGAACTGAGCCGGGCCTGATGCGGTCCCCGTGTACGTCAAATAGAACGGATCGCCAACGTTAGGCGTGACCCTCAGAGCTCCCGCGCCCCCGCTAGAGTCCTGGCTCTCAAACCCAGTAGTAGCAGCCACCTCGATCTCAGTGTCCGCTACGTGGTATTGACTGCTTACCGTCGTGGTGATCGGCATGTTGAAGAACAGGTCATAGGACGATCCGGTGAGCGTGTGGCGGCTAGTCAGGCCCGCAAATGCATCCCTGCAGGCCATCACCCAGCGGCCCCCAGAGTACGTCAGATTCCACAGGACCCCGAGTGCTACCGTCTCGAACCGCGATGTCTTCCAGCCTCTGAACCCAACCCGCAACTGCATCCCCATCCCGCGCTTCATCTGCCGGCGTAGCTTGCCGGGATCCGCAGCGAGGGCCACGGTGAATCCACCCGTCTGGGTCTGCCACGTCCTGGGCTGTAGCGCGGTGCCCAAGAACTCATGCCCGCTGCCCGCTATGATCGCGTGGTAAGGCTCCCCCACGTCATGCGACGACAGCCTCACCCGCGTGTTCTGGGGGCTACTGAACGTCAAGATCACGCTCTCCAGCAGATACACGGGTTCCAGCCGGTCTGATGACTCGATGGCGTCGACGAATCGCTGGCCCCATGACACCTACAACCTCCGGATGCGGGCGAATTGGGTCACTGCGTCTAGCTCATTGTTCGCGAAAAACTGCGTATCACTGACCTTACCGCCGGCCTCGGTGTCTCTGCGTAGGTGCGCAGACCCTAGGCCCTTGAGGCGAGCTAGGCCCACGGTATCCTCTTCGACCCGCAGCTCGATCGTGTAGGTGATCCTGAAGTTGTCCGTCATGATCTGCTGACGCCTGTCGTCGGGAGGCAGGCGCAGCAAGGGCCAGTAGCCGCGATGTCGCACCAAGACCGGCTCGCCCTCGTAGACGAACACCAGGCCGTTTGTGAGCGTCAGGTCAGGGTCTGTGAAGGTGGCGATCGTGTCGAGCTCGTAGTGGCCCTGGGTCCCACAACTCTGGATCACCACCTCGTCACCGGCAACCAAGGTCCCGGACGCGTCGTAGTAGTTATTGCCGCGTGTGACAAGGGCCGTTTTGCCGTCTTTGTGGCCATTCGACACCGTATAGCCAGCCCATGCCTTGGCTGAGTCCTCTGCGATACCGAATCGACCCCCCCTCAACACGTGGCTCTCGAACGTCAGAAGGTCCCTAGCGATCGCCGGGCTGCTGAACTGGCTCAGCGTGATGGTCATCCGGCGCTTCACGTGCTGGATAGTCTCGAACACATCACCGTGCCAAGTCTCGGCGGTCACCTGCCTGTAGTCGGGCACAGGCGACAGGTTCGTCAGCGCCTCCCCCAGGTCAATCACCTTGAGGACCGAGTTGGGGTTCGGATAGTAGTAGATCTTCGCGTTGCCCATTAGGTCGAGAATCCGTTGAGGTTCTCGCCGAGCCCTCTGCCACCTATGGCGGCGTTAAGCTGACGGATGAGCGACCGAATAGCCGCTGGGTCCATGCCTCCGTTGACCGAAATGTTGATGGTGGTTGAGCCTCGCGCCCCGCGCATGTTCCGCTGGCCCTTGCCGCTCGTGGTGCCGTCCCTCGACGCCGTTACCGTGTTTCCGGGATGGAGCAACGCCAGCATGTTCTGGTTAACCTCGGCGATACCAGAGTCGAACCCGGGCAGGCGGCTATCCCCGCCTCCGAACAGCAGCGGGCCCTGGCCGGCCGCCGTGAACGTCTCCGATGGCTTTCCGTCGATGATCCCTAGCTGTTCGCCGATCTTTTTGACCTTGCCCGTGGGGTCAAAGAACCTCGCGAACCCGATCACCATTGCGCCCACCAGCTTGGGAATTGCACCGATGAGCGCCGGAACGCCCTCAGACCAAAACTTACCCACGAATTCCGGGAGCGTCTCCGCGAGGATACTCGGCAACTCTGTGATTATCTGTTCAATCGTCGCGAGGATCTCGTCGCCGATCTGGTCCAGGTTCAGCAGGGTCTGAATCGACGACGACACGATAGCGCCTGTGGGGCCTAACGCTTCCATGATCCCGAATAGCCCGCCATTGATGCCACCAGCTACCGACATGAAGCTCGACGCTATGGCGCTGCCCATCTGACGCATGCTCCCGTCGAACTTGCCCGGCAGCTCGCCAACCGCGTTCTCTACGCCCACGAACCCTATCGACAGATCCGCAGACAGGTCGCGACCGCCCCCCTCGATGCCCTGCCCAAACGCACCTTTCGCGAATGCCTCTTGCGCCGCAATGAACTCAGCAAGGCCTTCGTCTATCGCCCGTTGAAACTGCACTGATTCGTCTGTCTTACGTGCCCCTGCGCTGGCCTTTGATGCCTCCTGTGCCGCACGCTTAGACCGCTCGCTATCCAACTCGCCCTCACCCAAGAACGGACCCTGTTCTGCGAACTTGACCAGCTTTGCGCCCGCACCGTCAATCTCCGTCCCAACGCCCGCCACCGTATCGGCAAGCTCTTGAAACTTACCCGAGGCCTCTGCAGCTCGAGTCAGGGCGCCGTTCAGAACACGGTCCCAGAGCGCAAAGGACGTGTCAAACCCCACAGACACCACGGAGAACGGTAAAGCCACCAGCTCCTTGAAGACAGAGAGCAGCTTGAGTGTAGATGCTACCAGTCTGCCTATCCCGGCGATGACCTTGTTGTTGCCCAGCTCAGACGCAGTCTCCCCCAGGAACACCAGGCCCCTCGTGAAGTCCGCGACCTTGCCGTTCAGGTCCAAGAAGTCAGACATGCTGGCCTGTGCACCGTTCGTGACTAGTGACAGGTTAGCCATGTTGCGCTGCCACTCCGCAGACGCAGCTGAGGCCCTTGGCCCGACATCTACCCCGTAGCGGTTGGCGAGCTCGACGAAGTCATCTAGCTTGGAGTCACCAAGCGCCTGGTTCAGTTTGCCGCCAGCCTCTCCAAACGCCTGGGTCGCCAAGGCTGCCCGCTCTGTGGGGCTCTCGACCTCCTGCAGCTTGGTGATGAATTCCTTAAAGACATCGTCAGCGTCACGCAGGCCACCCGAAGCATTTGTTACAACCACATCCAGCTTATTGAATGCCTTTAGCGCGTCTCCTGTCCCATCTGCCGTGTCTGCCAGCCGTTTAGGCAGTCCGTCCAGCGCGCCTCTAAGCTCAGTGAACTTCTGCCCTGAGCCTTCCGCAGCTAGCCGCAAGCCGTTGAGAGTATCAGCTGCGATACCTGAGCGGGTAGAGGCATCCAACAACTCGTTGCGCATGTCGGCTACGTGCTGTGACAGCTTGATCATGGCTGCACCAAGGGCTAGCGCCGCACCCGCGGCCACCCCCATGGACTGGGCAGCACCAGCGGCAGCACCGCCCACGCCTTTGATCTCCTTCTGCGCCTCGCCGGTCTTTGCGCGCATAATGAATTCGACGACCCGACTAGCCACCTATGCCCCCAGATTGATCACCGGAAACACCATCCCGCCTGCACTCGCGCGCTGGACGTTCTCTGCGGTCCGGAGTTGAGCGTTGGCCAGACACAGTACTGCTAACGCCTCCTGCCAGGGCTCAAGGTCGAGGATCTCATGTGGCCACTTTGAGTAGCGTTTGGCTACTTGGTCCAGGGTCCAAAGCACCTCCGGATTCCGTGCGAAAGGGGAGCACTTCGTCTTTAGCGCTGGAGAGGCGCTTGATTGCTGCTGCAAGGCGGTCTCTGTCTGGCTTCGCAAGGTCTCCGACCCACACGATCCCGTCGTCTCTGTCCTCATCCGCGCGGTTGGCTACTAGGCGCAAGGGGAAGAACAGCGCCTCATCCCACCCTTGGTCGTCATGGAGCCGGCCCTTGGCACCCTCGACACCCGCACACAGGATCGCGTCTTGGGCGTCATCGAGAGCCTTCAGGTTCTCCTCACGGGCGAGCACCAGCTTCATCACCCGTTCGCCGTTCGCTGCTGCAGCATCCGCGGCCGCTTGCGCCTGGACTACCGGGTCGTCGATCCCCTCGATCTCAGCTGCACTTCGACGCGCGGCCTTCATGATCGCCGCGGTCTCACTGGCGCCCATGAGCGAGAACACCCCGAGCTCTGCCAGCATCCCGGACTTGACCCGCCGGATCTGCCACAGCATGTCCCCCTCGTTCTGCTCACCGTCTACCAGCAGGATCTCTACCTCCGCTCGCGCCTTGCGGGCGATCAGGTTGCCCAACAGGTTCCCCAGATTTGCATCAGGGTTGCTTTTTTGCTTCTTTGCCATTCGTCTTCCCCTTCCCCGGCTTCTTCGCCGTCGTTGATAGGCCTGTGCCGTCGCATGACCGACAGGCCTGTTTCTCTCCATGGACTACCTGAGTCCCCTTCCCGCTGCAGTTGGCGCACGTCTTGGACATCTAGTTGGCCGTGCTAGTGGCGTTGTCATTCACAAATTCCAGCTTCACGCCCTCGTCTGTGCCGTCGCTGAACAGCTTGAACGTCAGCGTCTGAATCATGACACCCGCACTGTTGATCGGCGTGCTCACATCGGTCAACAGCGCATTGTGACCGGTGATGGTCAGCGCGTTGTTGCCTGTGCCCGTGAATACGATCACAACATCACCCTGGGTGTCAGCCAGGAGGGCAGCATAGGGGACATCATCAAAGTGTTCAATGGTCACTTCAAGTAAGTATTCTCCGAAGTCACCTTGTACCGGTTTCTGTGTGAATTTGGAGCCGATGAACCGCCGCCGTGCCAGCTTATTGTCCCCGGACAGCGTCATGCTTCGCACGTCGTATGTGGCCGAATTGAACGAGAGGGGCGCGCCATGGTGGTGGAGGATTTCCTCACCGTTGCTACTGTAGGTGGGAGTCCCCTTTGCTGCCCTAGCTGCACTGGTCTGCGCGATGAAGTTTGCAGACGCACGCATGAATGACCCCGCCTCGATCGAGATCTGCCACGTGGCTACCAGGCACCCTTCGAACACCTCGCTATTGGCCGCGTTTCCGTTCAATCCCTCAAGCGTCAGGCCGGTCTGGGCGTCCGAAGCAAGGGTCACGGTGTGGGTGTAGGGGCCCGCTCCTGTGGTAGCCACAGCCCCAAGCATGTTGGTGGCCAGTAGGATGCTTGAATCATCGTAGGCCATGACACATTCCAGGGCCAGGTCTGCATCATCGCCACCGATGAAAAACTCACGGCGGTTAGCGCTGGTCGCTCCGGATGTACCAAGGTGCGGCTTTACGATCTTCTCTATGTTCCGCTTATTGTTGGCGGAGATCAGGCGCATCCAGTTTGACCGAGCGACAGGGGTTCCCCACGTGCTCTCGAGCCCGATCCCTACGCTGGTGCCTCTGCCGGTGAAGGGGGTGTTATTGGCCATGGTTAGCGCTCCTAAGCGGTTTCGTCAGGGTCACGGACCTTCATCAGAATCCGCGGGTTGAGTATGCGTCGCTGCCCGTCGACGTTGCCGATCTGGGTTGTGATTCGGGGCTCGATCGAGTAGTCCGTGCCGTCTGCGCCTGCGTCCTGCAGCGAGATCCCGACCCAGAACCCCTCGCCGTCCTCAACGAACTTCGTGGCTGTCGCATCGGCTAGCGTGCTTGTGACATCGGACCCGCCAGTCTTGACCAAGTTGGTGTTTGCGACCCGTGCCACCTCTTCAAAGGCCTGCTGCCCCTCGTTAGCCTCTACCCGCTGCATGAGAGGAACCAGAATCCACAGCCAAAGCTCCTCCGCGGTGGTCTTGGCGAACTCGGTTTCTGGCTGGGTAGCCTCGGGCCGCTCCCGTCGCAGTCGGACCCGGTTGCCCTCGGGGGGAGTACCGAGCCAAATGTGCCCTGTAAGCGCATTAGCGGCCGTGAACGTACCGGATGCTGCTACAGCCGCAGAGTTGCCGTAGTACAGCCAGATCAACTCTGTGGCCGCGCTACCGGCCATCGCCACCGCGTCACACTCGATCGTGAGAACCTTGTTCGCGAAGTCGAACCCGATCAACTGGTAGGTTTCCAGCGTGATCCCGTCTGCGCTGGTGATCCGGATGTCGTCTCCGTCCGACTGGATGTTGTCCCAAAAGTGATCCCAGTCCACAGCGACAGCGATAGTGACGTCGTCCGTCCCACCGCCCAGACCGTCATTGACGATCCCGATGGCGGATCTGTACTTCCAGGCCTCGTCATACCAACTCATAGGCCCGTGTCCTTCGCGTAGTCCACCCGGATCGAGCCCTCGAAACCGACAGGCTGCGTCGCGGGTTGGTGGTCTGAGGTGCCGTGCAAGAACTCCAAATCGATGTGCACGTCCCGAACCGTGGTCACACCCAGTCCCCGGTCCACCTCGATGCCCAGCCGGACGTCATGGACCAGGTCCAAACAGGCATCCTCGCGGGTCTCAACGTCGCCGTCTGTCGCCCCGATCCACCCCTTGATCCCCAGGATAAGCGTCGTGCTGTAGTGGCCCAAAACAGCGTCATCGTCTACAGGGGCCTCCTCGACCCAAAAGCACACCGTTGCCAAGTCGTGTCGAGGCGGCTTGGAGTAGTTGCCCCGCTTGACCTGGTCCGCAGCGCTTAGGTCCAACGTGAAGATGCCGGTACCGTCCACTGCGACTAGCGCCGCCTTCACGGCTACGACGATAGCCTTTGCGGTATTAGCCATCGAGCACCAACCCCTGTAGACCGTCCAGCACCGCGTCTGCATAGTCCGGGGAAATTTCTTCGTCGGTCGCCTCGAAGAACCCGAACCGCTCGTTTTGGACGCCCGTGTAAGGCTCTGAGCCCGCTAGCCTGAGGTGTACTGACTTGCCCTGGGTCTCTGCTTTGGCGGACAGACCCGCGCGCAGCCGGCCGGATCGACTAGGTGCAGCCAGTCCCATGAAGGCCTCAGCCTCGGGCTCAAGCTTCTCTAGGCGCTCCTGTAGCGCCTTGCGCAACCGTCGGGGGGTCGCGCGTTTGAGGCGCCTGGATAGCCGGTCCATAGTATCAGCCAACCTGACGCTCCCAGAACACATAGGGTCGGAGGAGCATTTTGACTTCGTCGGGCAGATCGAGATCCGAGCGAACCACGGTGTTGCCGTCTTGGGTGCTCGAGGCGATACCCGCGTCGTGCCGTCGATCCCACCAGTGACGAATCAGGAGGATACCGGCCTGAGTGATGTCCGCTGGGATCGTGGCGTAGCCACCGACATACGTGACCTTGAGGGCCCTGTGAGACACGAGAAACGCACCATGGGTGTCGCCGTTGAGCAGGTCTACCCGGCCGCTCAGAACGTCGACCGTGTAGTCGGTGGACGCTACCGTCGCGAGCGTCTCCGTCTGCGTCGTGTCCTCTTCAAGCGTCGTGATCGACACGACGGGGCGTAGAGGCAGAAAGAACCAGCGAGGCCGGGGGCTGAAGTGAAGCCCGCTGTAGTGGATGTAGGTCGCAGAGGAGACCGTGTAGGCCCACGGACCCGTAGACGTTGCCGGAAATCCGATCCACCGCGCGATCGCTGCGTCGGCTCGATCGCTCAACGTGTCGAGGTTAGTATCCTCAGCCGTCCCAGTCAGCCCCGGAATGAGGAGTCGGATCTGGGCACCTGTTAGGCCTAGTGCCAATCAGCCCCCCTTGAGTCTGCCAGTCGCCTTCTTCTTCTTCGCTGGCGCCTTCTTCGCAGCCTTGGGGGCCGCTCTTGTGACCGGTGCGTCCATGGCACGGTTCGCTGGGGCCTTGACGGGTGCCCGAGGCCTGATGACCTCGAAGCACCCCTCGAAGGTTTCCATGAGATACGCGGCGTTCTCCTCGGACACGTCTCGCTCCTCGCCAGGCGCCCAGGGCGAGATCCCCCGCCCGTTGTTCTGGTAGGAAGCGTCACGCGACATGCCGAGGAAACGCAGCTTCATGGCTACACCCGAACCTTGGTCATGGCCACGCAGTAGGTACCGTCCCAAGCGCCACCCGACGACGTACCGACCGAAGCGAACTTCAGACCCTCGCCCTGGGCCAACTCAAGGCCGACCCCGGCCGTAAGAGTCAACGCGAAGTTGGTCTTCAGTACATGCGCGGTGCCGCCCGTGTTGGTGTTGTGTGTGGCAACGGTCACATCGCTGCCTGCTGCCCCGTCGTTAGACGAGACGGTGACCGTGATGTAGTTGGTAGCGTTGATGGCCAGGGCGGTCCCAGGCGCGAAGTAGATGGCATCGATCTTCCAGGTACCCGGAAACGGGTTTGACCAGTAGATCTCGTCATCGGTACCCGCGGCCTCGTCGACCTGGATGTTTACGCACTGAACTTGTCCTGCAGACATGGTGTCTCCTGTGGCCTACGAGGCGCTGAGGTTGAATTCCCAGCGCACGTTCTTCGTGGCCGAGGCGTCGATGTTGGCGAGGGTCTTGCGCTCGGTGGCAACCCAGTTGTCGATCCCGCGCGTGATGTCAGGTGCGGTCTCCACGGCTGCACCAGCACGGGTGACCATGCGGAACCGGCTCGGGTCGGCGATGAGATAGCCGGTCTTGGTCTTGGTGCTGTCGTCGTAGACACCAGACGCGTTGTACTGCGCGTCCACGAAATCGGAGATCACGACGGGCATACCGAGGATCGATGCCAGCTGGCCGGTGAGGACCGTTGCTTGTGGTCCGAACTTGTCTACGGTGAGGACTTCGGCCAGCCCCAGCATCTTGAGCAGGTACCATTCCAGCGAGGTGATCAGCACGTTGTCGGCCAGTCCGTGGGGAGTGGTGAGCGACGCACGCGACGCCAGGATCCCAGCGGTCGTCTGCACAGAGCTTCCGTCGTTGGTGTTCGAGGCAGTGAACGCGGTCTCGATCAGACCGTCCCAGAGCCGGCGGTGATCGCCGCCACCGCCAAGGCCCGAGGCGCCCCAACGGCTACGGATGTTCCAACCCGAGAGGCCCGTGTGGCGGTGAGTAGCGGTCGTGTCGCCGTTGATGATCGCATCCTCGCTACCATCGACCAGCGCCGAGACCATGGCCTCGCGAATGACCGAAGCGGCCGCGATGATCGAGTCGGTAGCGGCGTCGCGGTCGACCTGCGCACGGACAGCCAGCTTGGCAGGCGTGAACGTGCGGTTCGCGGTTACCAGCGAAGAGCTGGTGAACTGCGCCGGATCGTCTGCGGTAGCCGCGCCTGCCTTGTAGGGACGCAGGCCGGTGGTCTCGAAAGGCAGAATCAGACTGCCTCCCGGGGGGCTGGCTAGCGTGCCGAACAGGGCCTCCACGCGACGAGCTCCCTTGAGGGTCCGCTCGAGGGTAGGCAGGGTGCTATCCGGGATCCATTCGGCGCCAATGCCGCTGGAGTCCGCGAAGATCTTGCCAACCATGCCTGGAGCACGGGCCAGGTGTCGGAGGATCCGGCGGTCCATGGCTCCACCGCGCGGGGCCTGCGAGCCCTTGATCGCGCGCACCATGTTGCGGGTGTCGATCATGTCGAGCAAGCGCTCATGCCAGTCGTTGACAGGCTCGGTGCTGTCGAGCAAGCCGGACTCATAGGAGCCGTCGTCGTAGTGCACACCCTTGAGGCGGATGGCGGTATCAGGCTCTGCACCGGTGAAGTAGGCGGCTTTACGTCCCTGCTTCGCTGCATCGGCGTTGATGCTGCCCTGCTTCTGGATCGTGGGGACGTGTCGCTCCACGAAGTCGGCCAGATCGCCGTCAGAACCGGTCGGGGTGTAGCGGGCCGCCATGGCCTGCGCTGCCTCGAAGCTCTTCATCTTGCCGCGAAGGTCGTCGATCACCTTGTCTACCTGCGCCTCGCGAGCGTCGCCGCGGTCGTCGGTGGTCTTGAGGTGGTCTTTGATCTCTTGGAGACACTGGTTGAGCGCCTCTTTGGTCTCTGTGTAGTTCTTATCCATGGTCCTACTCTCCGAAGAGGTGGCTGAGGTTGTCGCTAGGGGCCGA